ACGGGGCGAGAGCAACCCAGGGAAAGTGAGCGAGCCAGGCTGCGAGAGCAACCCAGCGGGAACGAGCGAGCCATCGGTGCCGAGCAACCCAGCACCTCAGAGCGAGCCATAGTGCGCGAGCAACCCAGGCTGCCAGAGCGAGCCACTGCAACCGAGCAACCCAT